AGATTGAGGAAACTGACCTGTTTTAGAATCATAAGCAACACCCATGTCAGCTCCTATTCTTCCAACATCTTCAATGTCTACACGCACACCTATGTCATTTAAAAAATTACTTATCTTATTTAATTTTTTAGTGTCTCCATGAAACTTTCCATTTTTTTTAAAAAATTTATTTACTTGTCCTTCTATGAACGCACTATTAAACTGACCTGGAGTAATATTTAAATTGGTTGCAAATTTAGTGCTTCGTTGTCCTTTTGATATTTTATTAATATCAAAGATATCAAATATCTTTCCTTTCTCTGCTAAATTTCTATAATACTCATCATTTAAAGTGTTTCCTTTTGAATCTGTTTTTCTTCGTATTATATTTCCATCTTTATCAAGTCTAGTTTCCATTAATATTTTTATTTTTTCACCAAACTTTGTATTATTAATTGCGTCTGGATTGTTTATAAAAAATTTGTTTAAATCTTTTTTCTGATCATTAACTGTATTAAATCTCAACATATCTTCTGAACTAGCATATTTTTTTCCAACTGCTTCTTTCTCAGCTCTTTTTTTTGCATACAACCTACCTCGTTCTATTAACTCTTCGTCAGTAAGTCTTCTATCAATACCTCCAAACTTTAATGCTCTTTCAGATCTTATTTTTGGATCTACTTTACCTTTAGGTCTTTTAGCATCTAATTCTAATAATTCTGCTTCTGATCTGCCTGTTATCCTCATTAAGTCTTTAAATAATTCAGAACCAGGTCCTGCTTCGATGGCTTTATTAAATTTAGTTAAATATTGTTGAGGAACTTTTCCACCAGTGTCTGTTCTAGTTTTACCTTCTTTTGCTGCAAACTTTTTTTGTGCTTCAGTTACAGTTGCTTTAAAATTTTTAAAATCTTTTGTTGCAAAAACATCATCGACTAAAGACTTTAAAGTTTTTTCTCCTAATTGTTTTTCAGGGTTTACTTTTGTTTTTATACTTTCTGCTGTAAATTTTTTTCTATCTGCAATTGCTTGATTCATTAATTCTTCAGTTGCAAACTTTTGAGTTCCTATAAATTTATCAGGGTATGTTGAAGCACTACTTTTAGAGGCAAATTTAACTACCCATTGTTCACCAAAAGGGTTTGATTCTACAAAACTGCCTTTATAAAAACCAACCCTTCCACCAATTGCGAATTTCTGTCTTGGCCGCAAGAGGTACGCCATCATTTCATTGTATTCTGCGATCTTCATTATACCTTTAATATATCAGCTAGCCCGCCGCTTGCCGCTTGAACCCTGCCACCTGTTGCAGCTTTCATAACTTTAGGTTCTTTGCTTAACATATACTTTTTAAACATTTCCATAATGTTATCTAAAGATTGTTCTTTTTCAGATTCTTGTAACATCATTAAAAATTTTCTAAACTCTTCTTGATATTCTGGGGATATAAATTCATCTCCTGGATCAGCCATCATACTTTTGTCAGGCAACACGGGGCCTGTAGGTTTTGGACCAAAAGGATTTATTGGATCTTCATCACTTGGTAATACTGGACCTTTACCTAAAGCATAACTTGTTCTTGTTAATCCACCCTTTGCATTTGGTTTTCTAAATGTTGGATCAAAGTCTTCTAGTATTTTTTCTTCTTTAATTTGTTTATCAAGTTTTAACAGCTCTTCATCGGTTAATCCTTTTTGTGGATTAGTAGGTATCTCAATATCAAACAGACCTTCTATTTCTAAAAGTTCATCTGGTGATTTTAAGTTACGACCTATTTCATCTGCTTCTACCATTTCATCTGCAAGATTTTTTACATCTGTAATTACTTCACCAAAAGTATCTGTAAATACATCTATTGGATCTTTACCTTTACCAATCTCAATTCCTTTTCTATCTAAAATTTTTCTAGCAAGTGCTCTCGTAATTCCGATCGCAGGGTCCAAGGATCCACCTGGTCTTCTTGGATTTAAAATTTGTTCAAGGTCACCCATAGGGTCATCATCTGAAAGTCTCATCTCTTCAACTTTTTTATCAAGTCTATCCATTAATGGACTGCTGTCTTCAAGTGTCTCGATACCTTCAGCTTTCTTTGCACCTTCTTTAACCATAGGTAAAACTGTGCCTTCTTTTTTACCAGGTTTACCAACAACTGGTTTTTTAGCTGACTCAAAAATTTTTTGTATTTGTTTTTTAAGTAGTGGAGTTACTTTTCCAAACTGGAGTTCGGCAAATCTGATTGCATCAGATATTTTTTTAATTCCTCCTGATCTAACTAGATTAGTTAGTGCTAATAAAAACTGTGCTAGTGGTCCCATAATTTTTTACCAATAATATTTATACTGTTTTTTTGGCAGCTTTTCATCCTGATAATCTTCAGGGTGTCCTATTAAACCACCTTGTCTAAATCTCATAACAGCTTGAGTTGTGCTGTCAACTAAGTCATCATGGTCTCCATATGGAAACGCAGCGCACTCTTCAATAACCTCTTGAGCGAACTGTTTACTTAAAGGAGCCCATATATTACCAGATTCAAACAGAGGTGCAACAGAATTAACACGAGTATGTTTATCATTACCACGGCTCGGTGTGTAGTTGACAACAGGTATACCCATGTTTCTTAACTCATAAGTCAAAGGTAATCCTGATGCTTTAGACTCAATCAATACAGTTTCTGGTTGCCAGTAATCATATTGTTCTTTTGCAATACGTCTTAGTTCTGGAAACTCTAATCTATCTTTAACTGCATCTAATAATATTAGTTGTGGTGGTCCTTCTTCTGTCTCACGGAATATACCCCAAGTAGTAATAGCAGAATAGTCCGCAGTTTCTTTTTTCATAAATGCTGTATCATATGATTGTATGACATGATCTAATGATGGTATGTAATCCTTATCCCAATCTTTCCACCACTCTCTTTTTAAAATTGCACCTTCTTCTGATGTTGGATTCTGCATCCACTGTGCATTCCATTTACCAAGTGATAACGATGCTTTAACTGATTCCAGTTCATCAAGCTTCCAGTACTCCGGCCATACAGGGTTACCACTCGGCATTATTGCCGGAAACTCTACCAAGTCCCATTGATCCGATTTGGGTTCCGTTTGGTTCTTTATGAGAATTCCTGTAAGGTCCTTTACATTCCAACGTGTCATAACACAAACTATTTTTCCGCCTGGTTGTAAACGTTGACGTGGTCCTGATGTGTACCACTCGTAAGCTCTTTCTAATGCGCCCATGTTCATAGCGTCTTGTTCCGAGTGTGGGTCATCAATAATTAAAAGATCAGCACCACGACCTGTGATTGCTCCACCGACACCAGCAGCAAAATACTCGCCACCTTGAGCAGTTTCCCAGCGACCGGCGGCCTGGCTGTCTTCTCTTAGTCTTGTTTTAAATATCTGTTGATATTCTGGAGAGTCAATTAGTGTTTTAGCTTTACGACCAAAACGTACTGCAAGTTCTCCTGTGTGGGTTGTCTGTATAATCTTTAGCTTTGGATTCTTTCCAATCATCCAAGCTGGTAATAGTGTAGATGCAAACTCAGACTTTGTATGTCTTGGTGGCATATTCACAATTAATCTTTTTATTTCACCTGTAGCTAACTTATTAAATTTATCTGCAATTGTTTTATGATGTGCACCTTCAATAAATTCAGGCCAGATAGTTTTAGTAAATGCAAGAAAGTCATTCTGTGCAAGTTCTTTTTTGTCTTCTTCTTTGTATTTTACTAAAATTTTTTTAAATCTATCTCTGACGTCAGGTGGTAATTTATTTATTTTATCTAAGTCTATTTGCATTTGAAAAATTTTTTGTAAAATTTTTTTACATGTTGATTTTTAAGTCTAAATGAATTTATAGGTATTGACCATGAAAATCAAGCAATATAACCCCAGGTTGTGGGACCCCTTTGTCTATATACTAATTAATAATTAAAAAGATTTTGGATTTTGGAAGTGGCTTGGGACCTCTTGGCGGTTGTCTGTGTTAACCCGCCAAGAGATAGAGAGTTAGTCTAGTAATGTCATGTATGCTTTAGCATTCATTCTACTAAATTTTTCTAAACCTTTCTGCATTTTATCAAACTGCTCGTCTTGTTCAGCCTGTTTGATCATGATGTATAACTTATATTCTTCTGCTGTTAACATCTCTGATTGACCAGAATAAGGGTTAGTTGTTTTGTGTACTCTTTCTGTATCTGTCATATCTGGGATCATATAGGATAAATCAAGCATTGTCAATAGGTGTAATAGTTGTTCTTGTCCATGAATAACCATAAGGAGTTTCGTGAGTTTCTTTTACAGGATCATTGATAGGTGTTTCAAGACACTCGTTTCTTGGGTGTAATTCAACAAACTGTTCTATATGTTTATGAATAAAATTATGCATACAAGTCTGATCACAAAAGTATTTCCATATTCCTTTTGGATATGCGCCACTAACATTAATTTTAACAGTTCTTAAAACTTTAGAACCTTTGACACCACGAACTCTTGTAGTTGTATTTCTTTCATGGCAACTTGGACCATGACACCAATTATAATCACTCATATCTTGGCAACCCCCCAAATATCATTGTTATACTTAAAAACAATAATAGTATTGAAACAATTAAATGTGATGTATGAAATGCAATGATTAGACTTACCTGTGCTAACACTACACCTAATAACATTAATAGTAATTTCATTAATGCCTCACTTTCCAACTTGTAGTTGCTGTTCTATAACCATGACTATCTAAGTCATAATAAACATAATAAGGGACACCTTGTTTTGATGTACCATATCTGCTTTTCTCGTCATGTTTGCCTTGTCTTGTTATGTGCTTCTTATGTTTAGAAGCCCAATAAGTTATATAAAATGTTTTAGTCATATTTATTTCTCTCTTTCTGGGACTATCCTATATTATAGGATAGCCCTTGTCAACACTTAATTTACACTTTGTTGCATTTGTTGTCTTGCAATAGCGATCTTTTGATCTCTAGTTAAGACCTCTTTATCTTCCAAAAGACTAGCCAGATTATCTGGACTATAAATTGATAAAGCTAAACTAGAACTTTCGTTCATCATTGTTTCATTTAAAACAACTCCGACTTTATCTGCAAGTGCTTTTGCTTGGTCAAAATGCCTGTAAGATTTTAAACCTAATCTTAAAGTTTTCATCTTGCCCTCAACATAAGAATATAATTGTTGGTGTTCTTTGATTACATTATCAGCACTCGCAACATACATCTTAAAAAAGTTTAGAGTATTCTCATCAACTTTGTATTGTCTTGAATGGCAATAAGAACTACCAATAGTCCAAAGTTGAAAATCACTTTCCCATTTTGCAACAGGTTTAGTTATAGATTTATCTTCGTTAGATGAATTGCTAAAACCCAAATAACTATTTACTGCACTCTCATCATTATAGTATTTTGGATTTCTTTTTGAGTAATCATTATCAATAGATAAATAAAAATCTGGGTTTAGTCCTTTTGATTTTAATTCATCACGATAGTATGCTCTTGCAAAGTTTCTACCCATATTAAATCTAATATGAACTTCATCTTTTGTTTCATACTCTCGACCCTCATCATCAACTTTCATAATTGGTCTTTCAACATAGAAACAATTATCTTCATATAATCTTCCACCATTGTCGCCATACTTATTAATCATTTTTCTAATTATATCAACGTCCTCTTGTGGTTGATGATATCTTACAACTTGATTGATTTTTTCTTTTGCCTTTTCTCTCATCAAGTCATATTGTTCTTTTGCTTGTACCAATTTATCTTTTACTTTATCTTCGTAAAAAGATTGAAATTGATCTGCAATCACTTTTCGCTTTTCTGCGTTAAGTGTTATCTTCTTCTCTTTAGTCATGCTACCTCTTTCTGTATTTATTTTTTGCATGATTTGAAATTAACACTTGACAATCTCTTTGTCAAGTATTATATAGGATTAATCAGATTTTAGAAGAATTAGCTATACACCCTAATCTCTGATTGGGACAACTTCTGGTTGTGGTGTAAAGTAGGTTGAAAGAGACCCAAACACACGCACAGCTAGAACTGATCCCTGATCCACTGGGAAACCACAGAGAAAACTGTGCCGGTGGATCTGGGATCAGTCTATT